ATGTTTGATTTATTACTAGCATTTATTTTAATTGCTATTGGTTTTGGTATTGGCTTTTTTGTTTATCACAATAATCAAAAAAAGGCTAATGATATTGGCGATAAAATCAAAGATGAAATTAAAAAACAATAGTAAGGTTGGTCGGGGTAGGCCTTTAGGGGTTTTAAAAGGGCGTAGCTCTTTTATCGCAAAGATGAATTCATTTCATCTGCGAAATTAAAAATAGAAAGGAGTAGCGAAGTTTAGTATAAGCCAAAGGGAAATTATCTTAAACCCGCAAAAATGCGGGGATACTCTAAAATGCCTTGACATAGCAAAGCATTAAGAGTATAATTATAAAGATAATTTTTTTTAGCAATGCAACCACCTCCTTTTTGGGCGTGATTAAATGCCAAAGGTAGCCGCCTTTTGCACTCTACCCTTTGAAATTTACGCAAACTTCCTTAAATGTAAAATGCTTAAAAATTTTAACTTTTATATTTACGCAATACTAGCTATAACGCTTGGATTTTTATATCTAAGACTTGATAGCACAAAGGCAAGATTAGAAAAAAGTCAAAGTGATTTAGCCTTAGCCGTAGAGATTAACAAAAACAATGAAGTAAAGCTAAAAGAACTCACACAAATTCATAAAAAAGAATTAAAAGCAATAAATGAAGCAAATAACCAAAAAAACGAAGTTAAAGAAAGGATAGAATATGTTAAAGAATACATTTACAAAAGCAACGAAAATAATCTTACTAAGCTTTTTAATGGCATGGTTGATAGGCTGTGGGAGCACAACTCAACAAGTAGTAACCAAAGTAGAAATTCACAAAGTGAGAATTCCACAAGAACTACTAAACCTAAGCCCCCTTGAAAAACCCCATGCAAATAATGAGCTAGATATTTTAAATGTTTATTCTTTGCTATTCTATAAATATAGGCAGTGTGAAATTCAAATCAATAAAATTAAGGAGTTGAATGATGAATAACACATCTTCGCTCGTAAATGTGGGCGAAGATGTTATTTGTTAAAATTATTAATCTTGTAGATAAAATAGTTTTGATAAGATGGTATTTTGGTTTTCTTTGATGTTATATTTTTCAATCAAATTTTGCTTCTTTATTCTATTTTCATCTTTATTAATAAAACAAATGAATGCTTGAAATAATTGATTTTTTTCTTCAATTTTATTTATACATTCATTATATATTTCCATAACATAAGAGGTGGGAATAGTATGTACTGGAATCATTCCGAGATAAAATTTCATAAAATCTTGAAAAAAATCTTTATCATCATGAAAAGATTCAACAATTGAATCTAAATTATATTTGTTAAAATGATCAATTTCAGAAGGTTCAAATATATTCGAGGAACTATTATAGACAAAGTTACGGTTTGTTGTAATTATTCTAGAAGGTTTATTTGTTTTCTTAATTTTAGATGAAAATTTATCATATTTAGGATATCTAGTAAGCAATTCTGATAGACTTGGATCATCTTCTTTTCTTTTAAAATTAACAATAAAGGCTTTAACAACCAAATCTTTTATACTTAAATCTTTATCAGTTATATCTTTATAAGTATATATCATTTCTAATAATTTTTTATCATCAGTTTTAGTCAAAAAATTCCAAAAATATTTTCTTTGCTTATAAATTTTACTTGATAATTCTTCTAATTTATTTTTAAAATCTATATCGCTATCCCCTTGTTCAATATAAGCTTTATATATACCTTTAATGCTTGTTTTTGTTTCTAAATCTAATGATATTATTATCATATCATTTAATTCTTTTTTATCATCATTATTTATAGAAAAAAAATCTTTTAAATATTTTGTGGTTATATTATACATTGTTTTATTTATTGAATAATCATACTTTTCTGGTGGTTGTATATAAAAGTCTTTTACAGCATTGAAAATTGCAAAGTAATACTTATTTATAACTATTGCAAAAACTTCTTTATCATAATGTGATTGAAAACATTTTTCATTAAAATATTTTATATGCTCTAATATTTTCAATAACAATCTTAGATTACCATTACAAATAGCTTTATAGTATTCTAAAACAATATCAACTAAGTTACTTTTTAAATCATCATCTTGTATCAATTTCTCATCTTGCATAAAAGCTTCTTCAATTAAAGCTTTTGCAATCTCATCATTATTTTTTAAACGAACTTCATAATCAATAACTTTTTCTTTGTATTCTTGATACCAGTCTTTAGCATCTTGTTTATCCTCTTTTTTATTATCTGAATTGCCATCTTGTTTTTTTAGCTCATCATCATTGAGAATCATAACAACATTACATTCTTTATCTTCTTTGAGTAAATTTACAAGTCCCAAAATTTCTTTCAAAGAAAGATTATCCGATCTTCTTTCTATATTATCAAAGCATACGATAATATTTTTAAAGTCATTTTTTTTCAAACAAGAAAAAATAGTACCAGGATTAATATCGGCTATTCCAGCAGATTTAAATTTAGCAATCCTAAAAGTAATTTGTGCAAAAATATTTATAATTTTATTGTAATTTCCATGTAACTTTAAAATTATTTCTTCTAGTATTTGTTTGTAGTTTTCTTTACCAAAAAGATCTATATAAATGGCTTTTTTATTATTAAAGTTTAAAGTAATTTCTTTTTCTATTTGTTTCCAAAAATATGTTTTTCCAACTCCCCAAGCTCCCAAAATAGCTAAACACTGTTTTTCTTTTGATAGCAAATAGTCAGTGATTTTGTTGTTAGTAAAATTATGTTTTTGTAGTTCTTTTTTATATACACTTTGAATTATGTATATTATTAAACATGCAATAAATACCCAATATAAAATAGCACCTATGATTGTAAATGTATACATTGTATTTTGCCTTAATGATAGAAATTACTTTCTATCATTATATGACTTGATAATTTTATCTTGTAATTTATATAAATCTTCTAGTTTTTCTATTTGTTCGTATGTGTCATCTGGGAAATTTACCCATTTTTTTGTTTTAGTAAAATTTAGTCTACATATCCATTTTGTTGTTCTATTTTGATATAAGATTGCAAAATAGCTTAAAGTATCTTTGTAGGATATATCTTGTAAATTAGCACCAGTACCAGCAAGAATAGATCTTACTATATAAAAGCCTTGAAGTTCTTCTTCTGTTGTTATAATCTCTTTTTCATCATTATAACTTTCTTCATCTTCTTCATCATCATTAATGCCTTGAAGATTATTTTTTATACTTGTGATTTTTTCATAAGCTAGATCATTTATAAGCTCTTTAAAAGACTTTTTAATATGACTTTTAAACTCATCTAAAACAGCGCTAGTCATTCTTTTTTCTGTCATTTGTTTTGCAAAAAAGCTCGTAAATTCATCACTTGGATTTTCAATTTCATTTTTAAAAATCTCTTGAATATTTCTATAATATTTTTTCTCCATAGCAATGCTTAAAATTTCATCTAAATTTAAATCCGTGCAAATAAAACGCTTTAAATCTTTAATATCTCTTGGCTTAAGCTTTTCAAGATTTATTACCAAAAAAGGAATTTTATCCATTAAATTTTGCTGTTCTAAATCCGTAAAAAATCGATACTCAACCCCATTGGTAAGAATGGCAAATTTAATGCTTGGATTAGTGTTGAAATACCTTACAAGCTGATTATTATGATTGTCTAAATTTTCAGTGTGATTTTTAGCTTCAATCAAAATAAAAGGTTTTGCATCTTTAAAAATCGCATAATCAACCTTTTCGCCTTTTTTAGTTCCTATATCAGCGGTATATTCTGGCACGACAACACTAGGATTAAAAACATCATAGCCTAGAGCTTTTAAAAAAGGCATTATAAAAGTCATTTTGGTAGCCTCTTCGGTGTTGACAAGTGCTTTGCGTTCAGCTATTGTTTCAACTATAGCATTTAACTGATTTTCAAAATCCATTCTTTTTCCTTTTTGACTAAAATTTTACTGTATTTCACTTTATATATTTTTAAATTGTTTTTATATCTCGATAATATTTTTTAAACCATAAATTCCAAACAAGCATTTTTATACTTTTTGGATTTGATTGCCGCTACCATTAATGATGATGTTTTGGCTACCATCAACATTAATTCTGATTTCTACAGGAATTCCATTGTTTAGAAGCTGCATGATGCTTTTATCATTAAAAATTCTAATCACGCCACTAGCCACGCCATCGCTTATCCTAGAAACTTCTTCGCGTCTTATAGCTTCGTATTGCTCTCTTTCTTTTCTGTTTTTATCTCTTACGGATAAAATCGACAAAGCAATCATTGCAATTCCAAGCAAAACAAAAACGCCAAACGAATTAAAAAATTCGATCAAAGTATTTATAATTTCCATTTTTTACTCCTCTATTATTTTTTTTAAATTTTCTAATTTATTGATAAATTGATCCAGTAAAGCTTCGTTGCCATATTTTTCATATAAGGCTAAAAATTCTTGAAATTTATCATTATATTTACTGTTTTTTTGAAAATTTATAGCATTATCTTTTCCTTGCACTATGATATTTTCATCTCCTTTTGTATTAATATTTCCATTGATTATAGTATCGATATTGACTCCTAAAATTTTAGAAAATTCGTATAATTTTTTAGTTGGAATTGATTTCCTAGCTTTCCAAGTATCAAGTGTCCCATATGGAATATTTAGTTTTACGCACATTTCTTTATCGGTTTTACTATTCGTTTCATATCTTAAAAAATTTAAAATACTTTCAAAATCATTCATATATAACCCTTTTTTATTAAAAATAAAAATAATACATTTAAATACTTGACATTACTTTCAAAATCAAGTATAATTCTACACATAATTAATTTTACAAAATAAAATAATTATTTAATCAAAGCATAAAGTATGCCAAGTTTTAACTTATAAAGTTTTTAGGAGTAAAAAATGATAGAAGCAAAATCAATTTTAGATGTTTTAAGCTTTAGAAAAAGTGAAGAAAAAGAAGAACTTAGAAAGTGTTTTAATTTTAGCGATGAGGTATTCGAAAAAGCACTTAATTTTTTACATACAAATGATGAGATAAGCATAGAAGCTGTGAGTGATGGACTTTTTGAAAAAACGATTATTAGCATAAAGGTTTCAAAATGAAAGAAGCGATAAGGCAAAAATTAGGTGTTAGCAGTATAACAGAAGCAGGGTTAAAACTAAATTTAGCCCACAATGTCTTAAATAGTTGGCTTTCAAATAATCTTACAAACGCAAAGGTTGAAATAGCCCTTTTAAAACTGGGCTTAAGAGAGGATGAAAGACTAATAAAACGCATAGAAAAGCTAAAAAGCGAGTATAAAAAGAACGAAATCCGCAAGCAAGCCTATGAAAAATCTATGAGAGAAATTAAAGTTTTATTAAAAGAGATAGAGGCGACTTAAAAGCCTCATTAAGCACATTTATCTAAGCACTTGAAAATCACATTTTTTTAAAGTGATAGCAAAGTGTGCTTAAAGGGTTTTTGGCAAAGTTGGTATTTAATGCCTTGTTTTGGTTTTAGTAGTTTTTCGCTAGTTTGCTTTAAAAACTAGCGCGTTATTTTATTTATTGCACTCACGGACGACGGCGTGGAAAGTGAGCTTTTTTAAAGCTTTGTTAATTTACCAAAATACCAAAAGTCTTTTAGACTTTGAATGCAGGTCCTATGTTTTGGTTAGTGTTTAAATGAGAGCTAAGAGAAATCTCCTTGAAATAATTTTCTAATTAAAGCATTTCCATTGACTTAGCTCTCTTTTAAACACTAAAGGAGAAGAGTATGAGAGAAAAGATTAAAGCAGTTATTGAGCATACAAGGGCTTTGCAAATCATAAATAAAGAATGCTTAGATCTAATTAATTATATGGAAGAAAGTGACGAAGATGAGCTAAGGGGTAATTTGGCGGAGCTAAGAAAGCTGATTGAACGCGCGAATGAAATTTTAAGCAATTAAAAGGAATTTAAATGAGTTTTAAATCCATGCAAAAAGATAATGATGCTTTTAGAAAAGCACAAAGGGCAAAGGCAATAGAAAGTTTAGCAATGCGTGGCTATGCACTTGTAAAGATAAGTAGCAATGGCTTTATAATGAAAAAAGGTTTTGAAAAGGATATTTTATGCAAACAAATCATAGCACAGGATACGACAGCTTCTGTTTTGTTATCAATAAAAAAACCTTTTACAAATACCTTAAAAGATGGGGACTTTTTGAAAAAATGCGAAGCGCAACAAGAAACAAAAGCATCAATGAATTTGTAAAAGACAAATTCAAAGGCATAAAAACCAATGATAAATTTTATCCTTTTAAAATGCGTTATATCAATATAAAACCTAGAAATAAAAGCCTTTCAAATACTATCATTATTTTAGATAATTCTAAGGCTTGTTTTGAGCTTTCTAAAAAGAATAAAAAAGCAAAAGATTACTACATAGAGGTGCAATTTAATGGACTTTATCAGCCTAGCAAACAAATAGAAGCTGAGGTGTGGAAAATTTTAAGCAAAATGATAAAAAGGTTTAAAACTTATAGTGTGGATATTGCTTGTGATTTTGATGATGATCTAGCAGTATCTAAACCAAGAGAATTTAAACACCAAGAAAGGTTTAGCAAACTTAAAATCTTTGGCGATTTTCACACTTATAAAACCAGTATGTATATCAACAATCCCCAAAGTAAATATTATAAATTAGAACGCATTTTACTTTATGATAAATACGAAAAGCAAAAATATTACCACAAAGAAAATATCAAAGGCGAATTTGTAAAATGGAAAAGGCTTGAATTGAGACTGAAGTTGAAGAATAAATTTTTAAATTGCATTGAAAATGATATCAATGATGCCTTTAGTCTTTTGCAGGATTATTTAAGAATGATTAATATTTGGCATTTTGATATGAGAGTGGTTTTAAAACAAACTAAATATTTGAATAATCCGCGTTGGGCTAAGGCATTTAAGCCCTATGCTTTGGCAATTTAAGGAACAAGAATGCAAGTGAAAATCAAAATAAATGGATTTGTAGAATGCAAGGTTTGTCATTTAGTTTTTGTAGCAGAACATGGTTTTAAAAAACAAGATTGTTATGTAAAACATATAGGCGAGAAAGTAATTTTAAAAGGAATTTGCCCTAGTTGCGATAATGAGATTAGCGCTGAGTTTAAGCTTGAAGATATAGAAAGGCAAATGGCTAAAACATATACTTTAAGGAGTATGCGTGAATAATATTACACATTCAATTGAGGCTTACGATCTTGCAAAATCTGTTTTGGATAATGATTTAAAATCAAGTTTTTTGGATGCGAGGATTATAGGGCGCGAAGGCGAAAGAAAGTTATGCTTTTATTTTGATGATATTTTTGTGCTTGATTTATTTAATCAACATAAAAATGAAATTTTAGAACACTTAAGGGTTAAATATAAGAACAAAATTGCACTGTATCGACGAATTGACTTTGTATTTTATGAAATTTGCGCACAGTTTAAAGAGCGTCAAGTAAAAAATAAAAAAAGCAAAGAAGAGCAAGAAATTTTAGAGCGCGGAATTTCAAGACTTAAAAATTTACTAGAAAGGATAAAAAATGACAAAAGACGAAAATAAACAGCTAGAACAATTAGAGAAACTAAATCAAGGTGAGTTAAGCCAAGAGATAGAAAATTTAACCAAAAGAGCTTTAGTAATTCACAGATCTATACAAAGGGTTAAATATGAAAGAAGTGTATTAAATCAGAATATCAAAGACTATCAAAGTGAATTTGATGAAATAATGGAAAAAATAGCCTTTTTAAAAGAGCCTAACTTATTTAATCAAAAAGGAAGTGATGATGTTTCACCCGCAACTTTATAACGATCATTTTCAAAATTTTAAAAGGTATAACATACCAAAAGCACAACTTGTTATAGCCGATATCCCTTATAATCTAGGCAATAACGCTTATGCTTCTTCTACTGAGTGGTATATAAATGGCGATAATAAAAATGGCGAAAGCAAAAAGGCGAATAAAGCTTTTTTTGATACAGACAATGATTTTAGAGTGGCTGAATTTATGCACTTTTGCAGCAAAATGCTAGTAAAAGAGCCAAAAGAAAGCGGGAAAAGCCCTTGCATGATAGTTTTTTGCAGTTTCGAGCAACAATTTATGTTAATTGATTATGCAAAGAAATACGGCTTTAATCATTACATTAACCTAGTTTTTAGAAAGCCTTCATCATCGCAAGTTTTAAAAGTCAACATGAAAGTCGTAGGAAACTGTGAATACGCTTTGATTTTATACCGAGACAAACTGTCTAAATTTAACAACGATGGCAGAATGATTTTAAATTGTATGGACTGGGTTAGAGACAAAGATATCCCAAAAATACACCCTACACAAAAGCCTATTAATCTTTTAGAAAGATTAATTAGCCTTTTTACTGATGTTGGCGATGTAGTGATTGACCCTTGCGCTGGAAGTGGAAGCATGCTTTTAGCCGCGGCGAATTTAAATAGAAGGGCTTATGGTTTTGAGATAAAAAAAGAGTTTTTTAAAAATGCAAACGAAGTGATGTTTAAACAAATTGAAAGAAGTTTATTTGCTTAAATTAGAAAGGATAAAAAATGAAAGAATTTAAAGAATACACAAAGGCTAAATTAGCATTAGAAAAAGAGCTAAAAAACACACAAGAAATGTTAAAGCAAACCATAAAAGAAATGTTGCTTTTAAGAAACGACAATGCTTTTAATCAAAACGCAAACGATGAGGTGTTAAAAGCTATTGATAAAAATTGGAAAATAACCGCTTCACTTGAAGGTTTAAGTGATACATTAGAAATTAAAGTGCTAGAACAAAGCGTGAGTTATAATCGCTTTTGTTTTGGTGATGTTTTGATTTTAATCAGCAATTTTTTAAGCTATGAAGAGCAAAAAGCAATTATTGCAAAATTAGGCTTTGATTTAGAGAAAGGAGAATGAAATGGCAAAATTATTATCGACAAAAGAAGTAGCGGAGTATCTAGGCTTTACTCCGCTAAAAATTCGCAAAATGAGAATGCGAGTAAATCAAAATAAATTTAATTTTCCAAAAGGGATTAAAATAGGTTCTACTTTTAAATATGAAAAAGCCGAAATTGATAAATGGTTGCAAACTTGTAAGGTGATTTAAAAATCCCCTGCAAGTTTTTCGATATAATCTCCCCACCACTGCATTAACTTTCTTTTTAATTCTATATTTTCACTACGATTATAAGCTTTTAAAATAGCGTTTTTTTGCTCGTGTGCTAAACACTGCTCGGCTATATCCATACTCACGCCATGATTTAATTGATGTTCGTTAGCTAAACTTCTAAACATAGCACGAAAACCGTGTGCACTTTGAATACCTTGATAACCTAATCTTTTATTGATATTGCAAGTGATATTCTCGCTATTGCACCCCTTTTTTGCACTTCCAGCAAAGACATAATCATTGACTTTTGCTTTCTTTTGTTCTTTTAAAATTTTAAGCGCTTGAGAATTTAAAGCGATGATGTGTTCTTTTCTCATCTTCATTTTTTCGGCTTTGATAGTCCAAATAGCATTTTTTAAATCAAATTCATCCCAAGTTGCTTTTATAACATTACCAGGGCGTTGTGCGGTTAAAAGATTAAAAAGCATTAGGTTTTTATGTGTTTTTTTAAGATCTGAATTTTTTAAGGATAATATATATTCTTTGATTTTATCATTTTCTAATAAGGTTGGCTGATGAATTACTTTTGAGGCTTTTTTAAAAACTATGGAATTATCAATACTTGCCACAGGATTATTTTCTACGATTTCAAGCTGCAAAGCATATTTAAAGATTTTGTTAATCCAGCCTTTGGCTTTTATAAGTGTAGGGATTTGATGCTCTATGGTTTTAAGTGTTTCGATGATATGCGAACGCTTGATGCTTTCTATATCTACATCTTTGAAATTCTTAAAAACGCCATTTTTGTATTTTAATCCTCTTTGTATTTCTTTTAGACTTAATCCATCAGCCTTGCATTTTTCTAAAACTTCATCGTATATATCGCCAAATTTAAGTCTTTTAGCATTTTTTATGTTTTGTCCTTTTGCCTTTAGCTTAAAAGCATTTAAAGCGATTTCTCTAAGCTCTGCTAAGGAAAGCAAAGGATATTCCCCTATTTTTATATAAGTATCATTTGTTTGTCTTATTTTAAATAATTTTTTACCGCTAGGATAAATAAAAACATATAAGCCTTTTAAAGTCGGATCAGCGAATTTTATAAATTTTTTACCACTTTCGCATTTAATGCTTTTTAAAAAGCTATCAGTAAGTTTGTTAAATTTTGCCATAATTCTTCTTTCTTTTTAGTGTCTATTTTGATGTAAAAAGTAGCCCATTTTGTAACCCATTTTTATAAAAGTAACCCACTTTTTTAAGAACATTATAGCACATTTTGGAATATAAAAGAACGATATAGAACAAGCTTTAAAACATTTTATTATAGGCATTTGATTAAGATATTAAAGTAAAATAGGGATTTGATAAAAAAGAGTAATGGTGGATTTAGCAGGACTCGAACCTGCGACCAACCGGTTATGAGCCGGTTGCTCTAACCAACTGAGCTATAAATCCGTGCTTAAAAAGTAATAATTATAGCCAAATTTTCTTAAAATTATTTTATATTAAAACTTAATACGAACAATTTTATTAATATTTAAATACCTAAAAGTGATTAAATGCTGCAAAATGCCAAAAAATACCATAAAAGTGGTAAATGAACTTCCGCCATGACTAAAAAACGGCAAAGGAATTCCCACAACAGGTGCAAAGCCTATAGTCATGGAAATATTAACGCCTGTGTATATAAAGATAAATAATGCAATGCAATTAGCAATCACTTTGGTAAAATAATCATTTTTAAATTTATGATTAATACTTAAAATATGAAAAATGAGCAAAGCATAAAGTAAAACCAAGATAAATCCGCCGATAAATCCATACCTTTCAACCAAATAAGCAAAGATAAAATCACTCGTTGAGATAGGTAAAAATTTAGAATGCGTTTGCGTGGCTTCCTCGTGTGCCTTTCCTGTTAGTCCGCCATTTCCTATAGCGATGATGGACTGCGTGACTTGATAACTTGGCTCTTCTGCTAAAAAATCATGAATTCTTTGCTTTTGATAAGGCTTTAAAAAATGAGTATAGATAATAGGTGATACAATGGCTAAGGCGATGAAAATACTTAGCCAAATTTTATAATTTACCCCTATAATAAAAAGCATTCCAAAACCCACGATAAGCAAAACAGTAGCCGTTCCAAGATCGGGTTCTTGCGATATTAAGACAAAAGGCAAGAGTATGTAAAAGCTGAGTTTGAGAAAAGATTTAAGATTGTATCCTTTCTCAGGCGGTGGATTAGAATGTATAAGATAAGCGAGCATGAGGATAAAAAAGGGTTTAAAAATTTCAGAAGGCTGAATGGTAAAATTGATAATAGGTATCAAAAGCCACCTTTTAGCGCCCAATTTTTCTATACCAAAAATATCCACGCTTAAAAGCAAAGCAATACCTACCCAATAAAAAGTCGGTATGAGCCATTGAAATTTTTTAATCGGCAACAAAAAACACACAGTAAAAGCTAAAAAACCTATACAAATGTAAATGAATTGTTTTTCAGCTAAAGCCACATTGGCTTCTATAACCAAAATAAAAGATAAAAGGATAATGGGTAAAATCAAAATAGGCTGGACAAAATCAAAATGAGTAAAAATTCTTCTATCAAATTTAAGCAAATGAGTAACCTTTGTTAAAAATACTGCATTATTATATGCTAAAATTTTAACTTTACAAAGCAA